GTGAAAACGCTAGTCAAGATGATCAAATGGCATTTCTAAGAGGACTTGCAGAACGCTCTCTTTCAAATATTTAATACCTCGGAGGTATAATTAAAATGGCTAATAATCTTGGCGTACGCGGCACAGGCGGTCCAGCAGGACCAGCTCGCGGCACAGGCAAAGACGTCTCACAGCGTGAGGATCTTGCAAACTTTATCACGATGATTACTCGTGACGAAACTCCTTTCACCTCTTCAATCGGAAAGGCAAAGGCAACTGCTATTTATCACGAATGGCAGACAGATACACTGGAAGCTCCAGGCAATTCACGTATTGGTGAAGGTACAGATTACATTGCACCAGATGCAACTGGTTCAGGCGGTACAGGTGCAACACCTGCAACTGGCGACAAGTTTGCAGTTTCTGGTCCAGACCGTACACGTTTGGGTAACTACACACAGATCAACGGTAAGACAATTGCTGTATCAGGCACACGTCGCGCAGTAGATCAAGCAGGTGTAGCAGATGAGTATGCATACCAGCTAAAGAAGCGCGGTACAGAACTTCGCCGTGACGTAGAATTTGATATGATTCACTCAATGAACGTATCAAATGCAGTAGGCGCACAGAATGCTAATTCTCGTGCAGCAGGTGGCTACCAGTCATTCATCAACTCAGCAACAACTTGTGATTATGTAGGTGAGTTTGAAGCTCCTTCTGCAGGTACTACTTCTCCAGGGACAGATGCAAACGGTACAGCTATCCCACGTTCATCAATCAACGGTTCAACAACTGCACCTGATCGTGATCCACTAGCACTGACTAACATTGATTCAGTCATGCAGAAGATCTATGAGCAAGGCGGTAAGGCAACAAAGATTATGTTGTCACCAAAGCTTCGCCGTGATTTCTCTGACCTGATGGTTGGCGACACAGGCGTACAGCGTAACATTGATGAATCAGGCAAGCTACGTCAGTCAGTAGACGTATACATGTCAGACTTCGGTGACCTGATGGTAGTGCCTAACTACATCATGGGCTTGACAAATAACTTTGCATTTACAGGTGACAACAACGTTGCTCACAGTGGTGCAGGTGTAACTAACTTGGCTAACTTTGCAGCATTGGTATACGATCCAATGTGGTTCGCAACTGCATACTTGCGTCCTCTAGCAGAGGTAGACGTAGGTCAGCAGGGTGACTCAACCAAAGGTATGATGGTTGAAGAATGCACACTGGAAGTACGCAATCCACTGGGTTGTGGTGCTATCTACGGCCTAGAGTAGGTTTAATAAAGGAGGGGAAGCTTACGGGCTTCTCCTTCTTTTTTATTACGGGAGAATATCATGGCTGACGAAAAGAAAAAGAAAAACCCTAAAGCACCTATTATGCCTTCAGAAGTTAAAAAGAAAAGAAATGCAAGTGCTGAACGTACCGAAAGACCACCTGAGTCTGCTTACAAAGCTATGGGCTATAGTGGTGGTGGTAAAATGAAAATGGATCCACAGTATAAGTCTGCTGGCGGCACAGTGTTTAAAGGGAGATAAACATGAAAATGAAAGATGGTAAAGGCTTTATTGAGTCTGGTGATACACTATCACAAATTGCTAAAAAACAAGGCATGACCCTTAAAGCTTTGCTTGCAGCGAATCCAAGCATTAAAAATGCTAATCAAATTAAAGTAGGTCAAAGCATTACTATTCCACCTAAGGCTATGATAGGTAAAGGCAATGTAAGTGACGATCCTTATAAGGGAATGACACGCGGTGAACGCGCTGCTCTAGCTGCAGATACTAGTGAAAATCGTGCAAGACTTGCTAAACAAAAAGAAACAGGAAAATCAATTTCTAGAAATAAAAATAGTGCTGGAAACAAAGCGGCTACTAGCGCAACTGAAAAAATGCGTAGAGATGTAAAAGATCGTGCAACTCCAACATCAGCAGTTGAAACATCAGAGTCAAAGAAAAGACGTCAACCTCTTTCTAAAGCTGCACAAGATTTTAAAAATAAAAAACAAAAACAAGAAGCAGAAAAGAAAAAATTACTTAAGCGAGCAAAATCTGGTCGCGGATTTTAAATTAAAATAGGAGTACAGTAAAATGCTAGTTATTCAAACAGCAAACGGGAATACTTACCCTGCAGAAACATGTGTATGGCGCACAGAACAAGTGTCAACTGGCGGTTATCGTCTTACGCATTTTGACATTCATAACCCAAATGTAGGCACTTCAGGTACAGGTACAGCTGCACCAGCAGGCTCACAATTAGGTTATATTGGTAAATCAGGTCGCTTTGTAGCTTATACAGAACCTGCCGTTTAATTAAGTATAAGAGGACATTATGGCAAAAGAAAATGAATTTAAATTCTACAGCGGAACTGTAGGAGCTAATGAAAGCATTAAAGCTGGCTTTGACCTTGATTCAGGGGATTGGCAAGCTCAACAAGATATTACTAAATTTAAAGAAAGTGCTAAGCTACAACGAGACAAAGAAGAATACTTTGGTCGTTCAAAAGGTGGATACCGAAAGCTAGCAACTATTCCTGATATCGTAGCAATTAAGATTTTGCAAGAACATAAGTTAGATTTACACGATCCAAACTTTATGCAAGATCCAAATAATCTAAAGCGATTAAGAAAAATACTAGTATCTGAATATGCTGACTTAGTAATTAATACTTAATTAGGAGATTAGTATGGCAAGAACATATGCGAACTTTGTTACCCATGTTCGAGATTGGGCTAACCGAGATACAGCAGCATTAAGCGATGCTATTATTAAGGATGCATTAAATTACGCTGCTGATAAGGCTTATCGTAAGTTGCGTATTTCTGCCTTAGAACAAACTGTAACTTATAATGCAGTAGATCTTCGGGCGGCTACTACAAATGGAACAGGATTAATTCCAAGTCGTACAGAAATTACAGCACCTACAGATCTTATTGAATTTATACAAATTAGAGAAATAGATACTGATAGAAACACTGTTCGTATCTTTAATGAAAAAGCAGACCTTAGAACATTTAATGATGGCTATAGCGAAAAATACAACACAGAAGCATATTGGACTCGTCAAGGTACAACTATTATTCTTGCTCCAGGATTTGAAAATTCTTTTGCACTAGGAACACCTGACAAAGTTGAGCTTCATTATTATCGTAGACTTCCTGCGTTAGATGCTACATACAATGTTAATGTAGCTAACTACAATGCTGGTTTTCTTAATGTTTCAACTTCATCAACAACAGGTGCTTCACAGTTATTTTTTAATAGTAACACAAGCACTACAGCGTATGCGACTTCGACAGCTGCACAAGCAGCAGACCCTGCAGGAACAGTAACTAATGCTTACTATATTGGCCAAGAAGCGTATAACTGGCTACGTGATGAAAACGAACGTATTCTTCTTATGGGAGCATTAGCAGAATGTTTTGCTTACCTGCAAGATGACGAGCAAGCCGCAAAGTATCTTGCTATTTTTCAAAATGAAATACAAGAACTTAACGATGAAGATGCTAATCGAAATGCTTCAGGGGGCAACTTACAAGTACACTTTAACGGGAGGGGATTAATCTAATGACAGCTCCAGCAAATCCTGATACCGTTACTTTAGAAGGGGCCGTATCTGAAGAACAAGATGGTGGTCTTTTTAATACAACTACAGGCACAGTAGCCGTTGCACTTAAATCAACTATAGGTGCAGATATAGCTGCTGCTGATGCCGCAAGAGTAGCCGCTGAAACAGCGCAAACAGCTGCTGAAACAGCAAAGACAGCGGCAGAGCTTGCTGAAACTAATGCAGAAACAGCTGAAACCAACGCTGTAGCTGCTCAAAGTGCTTCTGAAAGTGCAAGAGATCTTTCATTACAATATCGTAACACTACAAACGATTATAAAAATGATGCGCAGAAACTAGCTATTAATGCAGAAGATAGCCAATTTACTTTATCGGATGGCACAACAGGTTTCTCTGCTTTACACCATAAAGAAAAAGCATTAGATGCTCAAACAGCCTCTGAGTCTGCTAGAGACCTTGCTTTACAGTATAGAAATACTGCGCAACAACACAGGGATGATGCTCAAACTGCATTAAGTTCTACAACAGCAGAAAAGAATTTAGCTATACTAGCACGACAGGCTGCAGAATCAGCACGCGATGATGCAGAAGCAGCATTAGATAGTTTTGATGATAGATACTTAGGTAGTAAATCAAGCGCACCTACTGTAGATAACGATGGGAATGCACTGCTTACAGGTGCTTTATACTTTGATAGTACTACTAACGGTCTTTTTGTATACACAGGTTCGTCTTGGACTAGTGCCAATCCAAATCTTATAGGAGACACATCACCACAGCTAGGAGCAAACCTAGATGTTAATGGGTTTGATATTGTTTCTGTTTCTAACGGTAACATCGATATTATTCCTGATGGAACTGGTGAAGTTAATATTAGTAA